GCGGCTTGTTTAGGTGCGGCCTTTTTATACGCTGCGTTACCTTGAAATTTCTACTTGACTTTTCTTAGCAGGTCTCTCCATCACGATCCATTCACCGCTGAAGTTTACGGTACACTGGTTCGATGACACCAAGACCGAGGTAGAGATGGATTCCAATATCGAAGATTACCGCAATACCGCAAGCTATTATGACGGGCATACGATGCGCGACGGCAGCCAGCGGAAGAGGCATGTAAGATAAGACCAGTTGCAAGGCTGGAAGAAAGGAGCAGATTATGACAAGACAAAAAGTGGATGTGATCCCCGCCAGTGTGCGCTCGGTACAGAACGGCGGGCAGCTGAAAAGCCAGACCAACATCCGTGTGGCGGCTTACTGCCGTGTTTCCACCGGCGATGAGAGTCAGCAGACTTCCTACACGACACAGAAAGCATTCTACAAAGACCTCATCACCCGGAAGCCCGGCTGGATCTTTGCCGGCATCTACGCGGATGAAGCAAAATCTGGTACCAACCGGGAACATCGAGAAGAATTCAACCGCATGATAAAAGATGCGATGAATGGAAAGCTGGACTACATCGTTACAAAGTCCATTTCCCGATTCGCACGAAACACCATTGACTCCCTGACCTGTACCCGTGAGCTTCGGCAGCTGAAGCCGCCAGTGGGTATCTATTTCGAGAAAGAAAACATCGACACGCTGGACGCCAAAGGTGAGCTGATCCTGACGATCCTTTCTGCACTGGCACAGGATGAGAGCCGTTCCATTTCCGATAACATCCGATGGAGCATCCAGAAGAAGTTCCAGTCTGGTGTCCCGCATATCAATCTGAAACGGATGCTGGGATATGAGCTTGGGGAAAATAAGCAGTGGGTCATCGTGCCGGAGCAGGCAGAGATCATCCGCTACATTTTTGACCGTTTCGTGAAAGGCCAGACGGCGAATAAGATCGCTCAGGAGCTGAACCAGATGGAAAAATTCACGGTCAACGGGAAGAAGTGGAGTGCCAGCTCGATCCTGATCGTCCTGCGGAATGAGAAGTATGTGGGCGACATCGAGATGCAGAAGACCATTACCAAAGACTTCCTTACCCACCGTTCCAGCATCAACAAGGGCGAAGCACCCCGGTACTATGTGAAGAACCATCATGTGGGCATCATCGACCGCGTGACTTGGGATAAAGTGCAGACCATGCTGTTCGAGAAGCCGAGGGCAGATATGACGAAAGGCCCCGGCAAGAAAAAGGTAAAGAGCATTAAGGGTTCTCCGTTTGGAAACCTGCGCTGTGGTGCGATCCTGGAGAATGGGCCGGATGCCGGAAAGCCCTGCGGGGAGGGATTCTTCCGTACAACCTACACGGGTGTGGCAAATGGTTACAGCGATGAGCGGAGTCTTAAGGCGACTGGTGAGGATACCGGAGAGTATCTGGAAAAATACACCTATTCGTATCCCGTTTGGCGGTGCAAGCGTAAGGTCGGGGAGCGGGACGGTGAGCCGCCGAAGAACGGTTCTCCCGACCAGAAGGCGTATTGCCGGAGCAAGAAAGGCTGCATGTCGGATGAGGAAAAGGAAGCGGCAAACAAGCGCTGCCCCTCAGAACGCTACCATGAGTGTGCGCTGGAGCAGAGTTTCATGGAACTGCTCTACAGCATGAAGCGTGACTTTGAACAGCACGGTGATGCCTCCATGATCGTGACGATGTTTGACAACGCCTATGAGCAGGCTGTCCGGCTGGCGAATAACAACAGCATCTCGGTGCAGAGGATGGCAACGGTGGAAAATCAGATCAAGGAGATGGAAGAACGCCTGCAGGATGCCATCAGCCATCAGGTGGCGGCGCTTCGGGAAGCTGCACTGGAACAGAACGTGGAACTGAATGAAGCCCTTTCCAACGGGGAAGTGACCATTGACGACATCGACCTGGACATCCGAAGCGGACTGACACCGGGAAGCATCGGAGTGAGCTTCTATGGGACGGAAACGGAGGAAGGCTCGGAAGCCCAGATTTATACAGAACTTGTGAACGACCTGCAGGAACGGCTGAAAGCACTCCAACAGGAACGGCAGACGATAGAGGAGGAACAGGGTGTGCTGGCGATCATGAAAAAGAACTTTGAATACTTCCTTGCCTGCCTGAAAGAACTGCCGGATACCAATGCAAGCGGAATGCTGTTAAGAGTCAACGGTCTGGATGTACAGGGAAGTCTTCTGAGAGATGTAGACGGCAAGCCCATCGAAGGCCGGGTGTCTGCCGTGACCAAGGGCAAGCTCAAGCTTACTCCTGAGCGGATCGCAGAAGCACCAGATATGCTCCACTTTGAAAAAGGCATCTACTGTGCTTTTGTTGAGAGCGGGGTACTGCAGGGGGATGTGGCAACCTACAAGACAAACTTCGGTGTGACACTGACCTCAAAAGGCAACCGCAGAACGCTCGACAGCTTCATGGGTTATAAGCGGAGTGACATGGACGGCAATGTGGTCTATGTGGATGCTCCTTATAAGGTGTACGGATTCAGCATTCAGTACCGCAGATACCTGACAACTGCAGCGAAGCGCGAGAGGGAAGAAGCGGTGTGATGGAAGGAGACAGGACCCTGCCGGGTGTGGCTTTTGTGGCTGCATCTGGCAGGGCTTTTTTTGTTTAATGTTTTATTGTGCTGCTATTTTGCCTTTTTTTGTCTGGCCTTTTTTACCCGTAAGGATTGCTATGTGCAGAATCCTGTTATATGTTGTGGGTGGCGAGAAATACACATACGACAGAAAATACACATAGCGAGGAGTGTTTGGAATGAAAGATGTAGCTGGGAAGCTGGCAGAGAAATATGGTGCAACAGCTGATGAAATTGTGGCGGCCGGTGCTATGAAATTATATCTCCAGAGCATGGAGCCGGCAGAGGCACTGAGAAAGGTGAGGGCTGTGTATGAGCCAAAAGTGCTCCGGCTTGACAGTGGCGAAGGCGTGCCAGTACAAAGCAATATTGATGGTGCAAAGTACGCTGCGTTCATCGATGAGTCCTTGGCGTTTGCGGATCAGAAGATGAGAGAGCGTGGGGATGCACTGGCAGAAATGGTTATGGAAAAGTTGAAAGCCGTGGAAGGAAGGTGCCTGATCGAGTGTGCCAGCGTGGAGTTCATAAGTTTTATCGAGGATGCTTATCGGTGTCTAAGGCGGGGAGAGAGATAATACAGGAATTTAAGAAGTCTGCAGTTGATGAGATAAAAGAACTGGATGAGAAAAGAAGTGCATAATTGAAACTTATCGGCCCACTGGCGCACTGTGTAGATTCCTACATGGTCCGCTGGTGGGCTTCTTTTTTTGTCCTTACCCGCATAAACCACAGACAGCACTTCGGTGTGTTCCAAAGTGCAGTTGTGGCTTATGCGGGCTTTTTTGTTATATGATCAACAAGTTATAAAATCAAACTCCTAAGCCGTATAAAATTGCTTTCATCTCCTTTACCATCCGGGTGAGAATCTCCTGCTCAATTGCATTACAGTCTAAAAGCAGACGGTGGATCTCGGAATCGGCAGTGGACGCGGAGTGCGCCAAACTGTCTACAAGAAGATCATCTGCTGAGATGTTAAGAATATTAGCAATGTCGACCAGAGTTTCAAGGCTGGGGCGGCTGATTGCCGCTTCAATCTGACTGATGTGTTTGCGAGATACATTCAACTTTTCGCAAAATTGTTCCTGAGTTAATCCGGATGCGTTACGGAAAGTGCTGATACGCTTTCCAAGTGCAGTATAATCTAATGCCATGTATGTTCCTCCTTATGTGTACCCGCATAAGGCTGTTACGATTATCCCGCAGAGAAAAATACATAGCAACTTGATTACAGGAATTCTAAGGCCGCAAAGGTCTACACCTCTATCTGTTATGTGGTCTAAGGCTGTTTTGCCACCTGTTGGGTGGCAAAAAAGATGATGTGCCACCTGATGGGTGGCAGTCAAAACACCACACATACTCTATAATATAAATGTAGAAAAGACTGCGTACAGAAAGGGACGATGATGACGAGCAAAGGAGAAAAAGGGATTCTTACATTATACAGTGATGTACAGGCGACTTCTGTTCGTTGGCTCTGGTATCCGTTCATAGCAGTTGGAAAGATCACATTGCTGCAAGGCGACCCCGGCGATGGAAAGTCTACCATGATGATGAATCTGATTGCAGAATTATCAAAGGGTGGAACTATGCCGGATGGAAAGTCTATTGGAATGCCTCAGAAAGTCATTTACCAGTGTTCGGAAGATGATGCTTCAGACACCATCAAGCCGAGATTGGAAACGTGTGGAGCAGATTGCAGGAATGTGGCTTTTATAAATGAAGAAATGAATAGTGGCTTGACGCTGGATGATGAACGTATCAGAAAGGCGATTATACAATTTCGTCCAAAGTTGGTGGTCATTGACCCGATACAGGCATATCTGGGGAGTGATTCTGACCTTCAGATTGCAGGCAGGGCGAGAAAACTGATGCAGCGTCTTGGAATGTGGGCATCTGCGTATGACTGTGCAGTTGTATTGATTGGTCACCTCAACAAGAAAGAGGGGACAAAAGATCTGTACCGGAGTATTGGTAGTGTGGATGTTGTGGCAGCAGCCAGAAGTGTTCTGCAAATGGAGCATGATCCGGAAAACAAAGACATTCGTATTGTGCGACAGATCAAGAACAATCTGGCTCCATCTGATGGAGAGATTCGTTTCTCAATAACAGCGGAGCAGGGCTTCAAATGGCTGGAGTGTGAAATTAAGCCAGATCCATCAGCGGAGCCGGAAACACCAGTTTTTGAGTCAAAATCTGAGAAGGCGGCGTATCTGATCAAGAAGCTGCTTTCCGGGGGTGACATGAGATCCAGAGAAATCTATATGCGGATGAGCGATGAAGGTATCAGCCGCAGGACAGCAGAAAATACAAAGAAAGAACTCGGCATCCGGAGTTATCGGAAGATGCGACAGTGGTACTGGAGCATGAAGCCGGAGGAATGAGAGGAAGCAAATGATAAGCAGTGGAGCAGAGGCGGCAGACCGCAAGCAGAGAATCAGAGACAGATATAAAGGCGTGGATACTTCTGAGTTGGAAGTTATCCCGGCAAAAACTGTGGAGGGGCTTGGAGAAAGCACCTCTATCCGTCGTGTTGCCGCATATGTCCGTGTTTCCACTGATAATGATGAACAGACTTCTTCGTATGAACTTCAGAAAAATTATTACACGGATTATATCAAGGCACAGCCGGGATGGGAATTCGTTGGAATCTATGATGATGAAGGCATCAGCGGTACATCGTTGGAGCATCGCAAAGGAATGCAGCAGCTGATCGAGGACTGTAAGGCCGGAAAGATTGACCTGATCCTCACAAAGTCCATCGCCCGTTTCGCCAGAAACATTGTGGACTGTCTTTCCGTCATTGAAACACTGAAAAATCTTGACCCGCCCGTGGGTGTAAAATTTGAAGCGGACAACATCTACACACTGGACAGTAACGGCCGCATGATCCTGACGATTTTGGCATCCGTGGCAGAGGAAGAATCTCATTCCAAGTCTATCATTATGAACTGGTCCATTGACCGCAGGTTCAGCCGTGGACTGTTCCTTACGCCGGCCCTGCTCGGATATGACCAGGACGAGGATGGCAGCCTTGTGGTGAATCAGGACGAAGCACAGACGGTGAAGGTGATTTACTATCTGTACCTGAACGGATTTTCTTTCACCGAGATTGCAGAGCTACTGACAGATTATGGCCGGAAGACAAAACTGGGGAACACGGAGTGGAATCCCGGCACTCTTGCAGGAGTCATTGCTAATGAACGCCATTGTGGGGATGTATTGGCGAGGAAGACCTTCACACCGAATTTCCTGACGCATAAATCAAAGAAAAACAATAACGACCGGACGCAGTACCGGCAGAGAGATCATCATGAGGCAATCGTGTCCAGGGAAGTCTATAATGCGGCAAATCATCTGCGGGCATCCCGGAGTTATACAAAGAAAAATCGCCCACTGCCAGTCCTGAGTGTGGTGGATGATGGAATCTTACGCGGATATGTGCCTTTTGATAAGGACTGGACCGGCTTTTCGGCAGAAGAATACCGGGAAGCATCTGAAAGCGTCATGCGGGAAAAAAAGCAGGATACGGTAGAAGTCATGAACCGTTTAGACCTCAGCGGATATGAAGTTGTGCGGGCACAGTATTTTGCTACTTTACAGAATCCGGCTATGACGATCTCCAATGGCAAGCTGCGCTTTAATACAGCCTGCCTGAAAAAGTTTGAAGATGTGGAGTATGTAGAACTGCTCCTGAATTCGGTTGACCGCTGTATTGCCATTCGCCCATGCGAAAAGGATAATCCGAACGCGATCCGCTGGGGCAGGCTGAAAGAGGGACGCTGGTGCGCCAGTACACTCGGATGCCGCGGTCTGGCAAAAGCCCTTTTTGACATGATGGAATGGGAAGAAGGTTTGAAATACCGTTTCCGTGGGCAGCTCGTGGGACAGGACGATGACAAGCTGATGCTGTTTGAACTGGATGAGCCGGAAATGGTTAAAGTGGAAGAAATTGTCCTGCCATCCAAGGAACAGGATGAAGAGGGAAAAACCGTCAAGCAGACGATCTATATCTTCCCACCAGAATGGGCAGGTACTTTTGGAAAGCCGATCACAAGTATTGCACAGGTCGGGATTTTACAGCAGGAGCATTACTCTGGAAATTGGGATGTACTTCGGCCGGCAGCAGAGATAGAAGAAATGAACACTTTTACCGCAGATGGCCTGAATGCTCTGCTCCATGAAGCGGAAAAAATAATGGAAGGATGGACTGACACAGATGAATGAAAATACGAACACCATGCCACCGGAAGAGCAGGCAGAAAATGATAGAGACGCAAGAGCGGAAGAATTAGAAAGTACATTTTCCTATGATGGATACCAGGTCGTGCGGAAGGAGCTGTTTGCACATCTTCGTGACCCTGCAATTGTGATCCGCAAGGACAGCATCACATTTAACACAGCCTGCATCACTGGGCTGGAAGATGTGGTTTATGTACATGTCATGTTCAACAGTGATTTGAAGCGCATTGTTGTACGCGGTTGTGATGAAAATGACAAGGATGCCCTGCGCTGGTGCATCGCCAAGCCGGATAAACGTAAAAGCCGGAAGATGACCTGCAAACCGTTTTCAGAACTGGTGTATAAGGAAATGGGCTGGGATACCGAATGCCGGTATAAGATGCTTGGGTACAGAATTTCGTTTGAAGGGGAAACTCTGTATGTTTTTGACCTGCTCGTGCCGGAGATCTTCCATGAGGGCCAGAAGCGAAAAAATGGAACAGACCAGAAAAATGCGCAAGAGACAAAGCCTGCAAATACCAGAAAGGGATTTTACCCAGATGATATTGCGGGTACTTTTGGCGTACCTGTAGAAGAACATCTGAAAGAATCTGAAGTTCAGCAAATGGATGGCTATGTATCGGTGGGGATGCTGACGGGTAAGATCATCCCCGATACCGGGCTTGATTAAAACGGCAACCAGGATTCCAAGGGGGAAGTGCGCCCATTTTTAAGGAGGGAAGAGTAGTGAACGAAAGAATATGGAACCAGCGGATGCTGGGTCTGACTTTTAATGTCGAAGATGGAAGGATCACAATCTTCCGCAGCACATTGGAAGCATTAGGCTGGCCAACTCACTATCGTTTTCTGTACAACCGAGAGGCAAAACAGGTAGCTGTGCAGAACTGTACGGCTGAAGATGCAGGAGCTCATAAGACACCGAAGCTGACTGTGAGCAACAGCTGCGAGATCAAGTGCGTGGCATTGGTGCGGATGATCTACCGGGACATGCGGTGGAACCGGAACAATACATATCGTCTGGAGGGGAAAAGCATCCCCAGACAGCAACTTGTGAGTTTCGATTTAGGCACTCCGTTTTTGGTCGAAAACGGGAAAGCTCTTGACGAAAATCCAAGCCTCACAAAGCCCCTGTGTGGCGAAGGATTGTCCGCTGCGGAAAGTTCCTCGGCCTCGCCAATTAAACGCAACAGTGGGGCGATGTGAGGGGCGTGTGGCGAAGTCGGCAAAAGGCAGCCAACCGGGTCAGAATCCAGGATGCTTGCAAGGCAGCAAGGTGGAAGGTGACCGGGTGGGCAGGAGGCTATACAGACAAGTCTACTCAACAAGTGAATAAAATCACTTTTGCACCTATGAACGTAAAAAATAAGTGATTAAGCTCACTTGTGGCTATTGGAAATAAGTGATTTTGTTCACTTAGAAAAAGTGAGCTTTTTACGCCACCCGGAGTTTTGGGTGATGCTGTCATTTGGTAAAAATAAGTGATTATAATCACTGAAAATCATTACAAACTGGAATAAGTGAGCTTAATCACTTATAAGGAAAAAGTGAATATTTTACGCTCTGATGTACTTTGAGGTCGTCGATTAGTCAATAATCGGCGGCTTCTTTTTTATGCCTGGAAAAGTGGGTATGTAGCGACATATGGCAATAAGTGAGCTTTATACGCCACCGTCGAGCAACTTCTCCGAACAAATTTGAGTGCAGAAATTATGACAATAAGACACAGCACTTTGGAAGCCTCTGATCATGATACTTGTCAGAAATATGTTTCCGAAGTTGTCGATGTGATTCGTGATAGAGGATATAGTCTGTAAATTGAAAATAATCTACCAGAAAATAAGCATTTATTAAGCGTAATATTGAAACAGCCTTATCAGAGTGCTATACTAAAATTACTATAATTTTCTGGAGGTTATTTATTATGCCCAGAACAAAAGGTAGCAAGAACAAGCCCAAAACTGTGACTGCTGATTTTGCAACGCAGATTGCGGAAAAGCAGTCCGCGAAGGAAGCACTCACAGCGGAAATCGCATCCATCACCGCCAACATTGACACTTTAAAGGCTGACTTGAAAGAGAAGAAGACTGCTCTGAAGAAGGCCGAAAAAGAAGTGGTAACGCTGGAAGCGAAGAAGGCAAAGGCAGATGCTAAGGCTGCAGAGGAAGCGAAAAAGGCAGAAGCAGAATCCGTCCTGAAGAAGCTGCTTGCCGAAGGCATGAGTGCTGATGAAATCCTCGCAAAACTGAAATAATACGAAAAACCCGTGATGGACAGGCATAACGTGCCGTTCATTACGGGTTTTAGGGTTATAAGAATATATGTTTATCCAGCGGCAACATCAAACTGAAAATGTGCCGGAAGGTTGAACTGCTCGATAAACGCATGGTGCTGCTCATGGTAATGCCGCAGATCATATCCAAGGTGGTGCAGCTCCAGTAATTTCACCATCACCAGATTGAGGTGAATCCGCTTAGCTACAGCAATCTGCGCAGCGTCCAACCCACGCTTCGTCATTTGATAGACTTCATCACTGTCCAGCATCAAGTGGGATGTGAAAGCGTTATGCTCGTAAAGAAGAATGTGCTTGTCCTTAATGGTCAGAAACCTGTCCAGGGTATCCGAAGTACGCCCGCAATAAGAACGTCATTGTGATTGGAGGCAGCGGCAGTGGTAAGACCCGATTTTACGTCAAGCCCAACTTGATGCAGATGCCCCAAAAGGTCAGCTATGTCGTAACGGACCCCAAGGATATGGTCGCCAGTGATAACATTGCCCTTTTCGTCCACGCACAGGCAGCGGTCGGCATTCCTGCTTTCACTTTTTTCTTTACCGCTTTCACGCTTTTCCCCGCTATGAACACACCCACAGCATCCACTCGTGTCCGTCCGGATTCAGGTACACAGTACCACCCACCATCACACGCACCACAGACTCCGTGCCGGATTCACGAACCAGAATACGGCCAGTATCCCCCAGTGCTTCAGCCACATTCTTTACCGCTGTCTGCACAGCCTCGTCGTTCTGTGCTGCCTTCTTATCCGTTACACGAACATTCTCCAGCACCTGCGGATAAATTTTCAGCGGTGCTGCCAATTCGCTCATCGGCTTCTTTTTAGCCAGCATAACTTCCATCATTTTCAAACTCGTCAGGATACCATCACCTGTGCTGGCATACTTGGAGAAGATGATATGTCCGCTCTGCTCACCGCCGATACGACAGCCGTTCTTTGCCATATACTCATAGACGTACTTGTCGCCCACAGCGGTCTTAGCATAACCAATGCCCTTTTCGTCAAAGGCCTTATACAGACCAAAGTTGGACATAACTGTGGTGACAACAGTATTATTTAACAGCTTACCACGTTCCTTCATGTAGCAACCGTAAATGTAAAGTCCGGCAAGCACCTCACAGGCACGGTCATTTACGGCTATCTCTGGAACGAAGCCAGAGACCAATGGTTGGTTGA